CTTCATTTTCTAATATGACATCACCGCCATCACCAATAGACAAAATCCTACGCATCTCAGCGACACCATCGTCATCATAGTCAACCTTCATTGTGATATCATGCACCACAACTTCATGTTGAGAAGGATCTACTGGATCATTGCCTGACTGACTTTCTAGATCTTCAAAACGTCTTTGTCTTTCCTCATCTATGTCACCATCAATCATGCCTGCATTGTCTTCAATGAGTTTTCTGTCATATCCCATAGATACTAAGTCACTGACTGACATAGTTGTCTTATGGCACAAGAAGTAACAGTCCTCTAGAGACTTAGCCCTGCGGTTAAATAAGAACTCTTCAGGCGGTACATTCTCAATCTTAATCTTGCCTGACTTCTTAGTGATCTTAACTTTTAAATCAAAGCTGTTAAGAACCTGAACTTCTTCACCAATTTCATTAATAACAGTGGTGTAGTTCTCTTGTCTTTCAACAACCTCAATGTCAGGGTTAGCCAGTAATAGGGCTAATTCTTCTTCGGTTAGACCCTCATATTCTTCTTCCTGAACTGTAGAAGTCTCATCCCAACAATACTTAACAACACCTAACTTAAACATCAGGCTGTCCTTAAACCAGTTATACATAATCCTATAACCATCATTGTCGTTATTGATGATATAGTTTACATAATCTGTTAGCTGTTCGGCTCTATCTACATCCTCAGCGGTTCTCGGAGCATATCTTACATATTTATCGGAACTGGTAAAAATACGCATTAGGGAAGGCATAATCTGCTCTATGGCATCAGCAAAGTCAGTGGATACCACAGAACTTCTGCCTTCAATCTCATTGCCAAATGGCTCACCCAAATAATAGTCAATAGCCTTTAATCTGTCTGCTGAATACTCAGTTTCAAAGTGATTTTGACTATCGGTTATTTCAGACTGGATAATTGAACCCAATCTTTCATCTGTCATTTTTGCCATTATTTTTTCTTCCTTGCGACTGCCATATTATCCACTAAATTAGGATACTTTCTTCCTGCTTTTTTGGCTCTTTGTTTGGCTGAGGCGATTTGGTTTTTGGATAGGGGGGTGGATTTTTTCAATGACTTTGGTCTTTTCTTGTTCCAAATCGGTGCGTTTTTTTTGGATTTCGTCATCGACATCACATTTTCCACTTCTTTTACATAGCTTAGGGGTTACACATCCACTGCAAGTCACCAACTCTAGAATTGGGCTTTCCTTTTTGGGTCTGCGATAAAACCTGACAATCATTTGGATTTCTTCTTAACTTTCTTTTTAACTTTGGCTTTGTAAGCACTAGCTTTTTTCATACCCTCTTTTGTGTAAGGGAATTTCTTTCCACCGATATTAGGCATCTTTCTTTTTCCTTCCTCTTTTCTTGAGTGGAACTATATTGCTCATAGTTACCCCTCTAGTGGTCTTAACTGGAATAGGCTTAGGCATTTCAACCTCAATCTCTTCAGGCTTGATTTTACCCAATAAACACTTACATCGAGCAGTACATTTCCACTCGTAAGTGCAAACATCACAATGTTGCATATCGTTCCCCTTCTTTGTGAATTTAATCTTGAAAAAAACCGCCTTGTTGCCTTAATGTGTTTTTCAAGCCAAATGGCGGTGGTCTTTCCATGCTTCCTTGCTGAAACTGGTCAGGTGGAAAAGATGACCTCATAAAATAGCTGTTTTCAGCAGGCTCAACTCTTGCTTGTACTGCTCTTGCTTCAACCTCACCTAAACTATCATTATAAATATTGTAATCTCTTTGAGGGTTGCTACTTGCATATCTATAGCTGTTTTCTATCTCTCTTAAACTTGCATTAGCATTTCTATAATCCGCAAAAGATTGGTAATTTTTATTTGCTATGCGGTTTGCTTTGCCGTACTGACTTTTTATTTCTTTCATTGTAATTGTGTCAGCTAAACGTGAAGACACTGGCATTTCTGCCCTTTCTTTTTCAGCAAGTTTTTCAAAAGCTCTTGAAATCCATTTTTCTCTTTCAGGACTTTTTCTTTTTTTGTAGGCATAGCCAAGTTCTTGACTTACTTCCCTGCTAATGTCACCGCCATACTTGTACCAATTGTTTTGATTAAAAAGTAGACGTGGCTGATGACTGTCTTGCAAAGCCTTCTGCTCATAATATTTAATTCTTTCAGCACCACCTAAATTTAGTAGGTCTTCTCTAGCTGAGCTGTAGGCATTGTATCCTTTTTTATTTTTGGAAATAATGCCTTGCCTTTGTCGAATAATCTGAGCAACAGCTTCATATGAATTACTAACAGCAGGATTTGAACCTCTAGCAAATCCCTCAATTTCCTGAATTGCGTGCTGTATTTCGTGCATTAATGTTGACTTGATATCCTGCTTTAACTTTTTACCAGTTGTTGCAGATCCTTCCATCATTGGTCGCATATCAGCTAAGTTAACAGTAATATTTTTATTACCTCGATTAAAAGAGCCTCTCGCACCATCTTTTGTGTCAAATTTTATTTTTACTGGATAATCTTTAAGTTGCGGATATGCCTTAAACAATTCATCGTGATCTAAAAAATCACTTAGTTTTTTTGTTACACCCACTTCTGTTCTCGGCAAAACACGTTCTAACGCATCGCCAGTTATGTTATTGAATAAAGCCTGACTATCATCAGCTATATTAAGTTTTATTTTTGCAGGTCTGTCGTCAATCTCAAACCTAAATTGGTTATCAGGCAGTTTAAACAAGCCTTTACCAAACTCATTATCAGTTTGTCTAAAAAAACTTATCTCACCCTCATCAGCAAGCCTTTTGTCTAAAAGACCTATTACATCATCTTCTAGTTTACCAACTTGTAGGGTGTTGTCTTGCATTTGATCGGCAAGCAAACTTTTTCTTTTTACAAGATCATCTGTCAACTCATCTCCAAGTGCCATGCGACCCTTTGTAAGTTCACGAGAAATGTTTTGGTATTCGCCCATTAAACGATTTTGGTCATTTAAAATTTGACCTCTTTTGTTTGTTGTCTCATTAGCAACTGGAAAGGTTCTAGCACTTTTGCCTGCAAATATACCTAAAGCACCTTCAGGCACTGCATTTGGGATAACTTTCGAGCCTAACAAGCCACCGCCTGCGACATTAAATGCAGTATTAGTGGCAAGTTGCTGTAGTTCTTGAGGACTTAATTCACCTTTAAATGCCTGACCAAACTTGTTTATTCCGCTATAGGCATCCTTCATAACTTGAGGAAAATCTAAATTATAATCTCCCGCACCCAATCTCGGACTGTCTTCGTAAGGCATGACATTTCTTGATATAGGCATAAAGTACGAAGCTAAATTACCTAAAGTCATGTCGCCCTGAACTGGCTGTCTCAAGTTCTGCGAATAAGCATCAGATGGGTTAAATGCCGATAATAAACCTTGCTGTGTATCATTCACATTATTGGGCTGAAAAGAAAATAAATTGTCTTGTGCCATATCTAAGCCCACTTCGTCTTATGTGACCAGTATCTCGCACTAAACTTAGAAGGATTAGGATCTTGAGCATCATGCCTTGCATAATAGCTGTCTTTCCTCATCTTTTCCTTCTTCGTCTTCGGATTAGCACCCGCACCTTTAACACCCTGCTGACCAAACCTAATTGTCTTTGTTTTGTCACCAACTTTGGCAACAACCACATGAGACTTTGTCTTATGATTGGGGGTGCGTTTAGGCTGATTATACTTTGTCAATCCTAATTTTTTTAATTTTGGATCACTCATTAAACTCGCCTGCCTTTATTCTTCCTAAAAAAGCAATAAACTCTTCTTCGCTCAAATCTGCCTTTACAGCACAATTGGCAGTCGCCACTATCATCGCAATCATTATATCCTGCCAACTAAGGTTGTTAGACACATGAACACCATTTGCCATAGTGCAGAACATCTCTAGAGCATAACCAAAGTCCTCTTCCTTCTCAGGGCTGACATAAGTCACTTTCTCACCCTTATCAGGAAACTTGACTACGTTATCCACGCACTGTTTGTCTTTATCGTTTTCCGACTGTTCCATCTACTCATTGCTCCTGAAGCTAATGCTCCCTGATCTGCAAACGTCAAAACAAAAGCATCGGCAACGTCAGGCGATCTCTGACCCCTGCGTTTCATCTCATCCTTGCTCTCAATCTTTAATTTGCCAGTAGAGAGATATTTGTAACGAATACCCGTAATCTCCTGAATTAGACTGTCATCTTGCGGAATGTGAACGTCTCTGCCCTCAAACCACTCACGACAATTCCAAAACAATTCATCCCTTAAACGGGTGAACTTATCCCTTAGCGATGCACTCTCAGATACCGCAATCGATACCGCAGGCAATCCTAACTCCTTCAATCTATCAGCTAGTCCTGCACCAATACCAATCGCATCAATGTAAATGGCTATAGGTCTATCACTATACCTGACAGCCTCATACTCAGTGAGGATAATACCAGCCATTTCCATCAAATCTTTTTGCGACCATGTCTTAATCGGCTCTAATAGCTCCTGCCCCCTTCTTTTAGCTAAGGCAGATCTATCATTTCCATATCTCGCAACATCCAATCCCCAAACAACGGGGGTCATGGGGGATGCCTCAACATCTCGCTTTGTTGCCCCTTCCACTAAATGAAGTGGTAATAAAACATCGTCAGATTGGGTAGGGAACTCGCCTAAAACACGAACCTTGTAAATATTGCTGTCTTCGCCATATTTGGACTTCATATCTTCCAAAAATTTTTCGGATACATACTCGCCATCCTCACACGAAACAGTCAGGTTGAACCAACGATCTCGCATCGAATGGAAGGCTTCATAAAAATATCCATCAGATCTAGTGGGGTTACCACACATGACAACCTTAGCACCCTCAGTCGATAAAGCACCTTCACCGACCTGAAAGACGACATCAGGGATACCCGAAGCCTCTTCGCATATAAACAGCATATTCTCGCTATGAAAGCCCTGCAATGCTTCAGGGTTCTCACGTCTACTCGTTCTTGCAACAGCAAAGCTGTCGGAAGCACCCTTTAATGAGATCTTGTCAGACTTGATCTCTAGTTGGCTCTTAAAGCCTTCAGGAAGCCTGCGATACCACTTATCGACCTCAGACCATAATACATCGCTCAACTGGTGGGCGGTGTTAGCTGTAATCGCTATCTTGCAAGGATAGTGGGTTAACATCCACCAAAGTATTAGCCATGACTGGAAAGCAGTTTTGCCAACTCCATGACCTGATTTTATCGCAATTTTATCATTATCTCGGATGCCTATTAAGGCTTCCTTCTGCCACTTTTGGGGGGTGGCTTTTAGTATCGCTTCAACGAATAGAACTGGATCGTTGCGTAATTTTAGTAGTGTCTCAGTAGTGTTACTCAATGCCCGCCCCTTACCCCTGCAAGATAAGGGGGATCTCGCAGTACCGAATTGAGAGGGGTATATACATCTATACCATGCCCCCACCTAAATCAGAGGGGGGGGGTCAGATCAAATATCCCTGCAAAAATCTAATAAAAATAATTAAAAGTGATTAATAAAGTGATTAATATCTTCTGTAATCGTTATATATCAACAAGTTTCGTCAGGTCAGTTATGTAACGACCTATTGAATTGTATCTTTTTCCTCAGCTTCCTTGCGTGTGCGTATCGTATTCGGTAGTGTAGTTTCCTCCCCCTCAACCACCTTACTAACCTCCTTCAAAGCATCCAAATAACTTGCCTCATGCTTCACTTCCATCCTATGCACATCACCAAACTTCTTCGGTGCTAACTTAGCTGACTGCCACTTCAACGCATCTATAGCCACTCTAGCCTGATTATAATCTATCTTACCTTCCAACATATCACTAACAGTCTCAGTAATCTTATCAGCATATACCTGACCTCTATTCTCCATAGCCAAAGCATACCGACTAGCAAAGCCATTATCACTGTTCAGCTTCTCAGATACAGTTCTCCAACTCGGCATATCCTTATCATTATGACAAACATCTCTAGCAGATCTTCCTTCCCCAATCCTCTTGAGAAACTCAATCCATTCATCTTCACGATATTTTCTACTCATAAAATTTCATCCACAAATAAAAAAACCTTACATCTCTGTAAGGCTAAACACTACATCTAGTGCCAATTAATTCAATCATATACAAGTTGTACCAAAGACAGATCTTAAATGCAATACCTCTTTACATATATTCTAATATAATGCACTATATACCCAATAAGCAATTCAATATTGGAGAAACCTATGAAGTACTTTTTAACTTGTTTAGCCGAAATATCCTTCCTGATAATGATGTTTGGAACTGCCTATCTAGCTTTAGTGGTATTCAGCTAATGAAAAAGATCTATAACCTATTTGACCTTCAGCTAGTCAGAGACTACACAAAGCGAAACATAGAGTTCTTAGAAGACGAGCTATCGAGAAGGCACTGCAATGACCTGACAAGACGTTTAACGTCATTCAAAAACCTTCTAGACGAACTGAACGATGACATAGACAACCACCACCAAATCAGGAGAGCTTCTTAAAGGCATCCTCTAGATCGTCTAAACTCAACCTTAAAATCTCCGCAGAGGCTTTCTCGTTTCTGCGGTTTTTTATTGCCCACTCCTTAGCCGAATAGTTATGCAACACAACATCCTGCACAATACTAAAACTCCTCTTACCCATCCTTCTAGCAACCTTAATAAAATCCATCATAGCGACCTCAGATCGATCATAATCCCCACTTAGACTAGTACCGCCCAACCTATCCGATAATGTCGCTGTTAGCTTCTGATTTCGCCCTGAAGCCATATACAAACCCAATAATCTCTGAGCAGTCTGATACTGATCATAACTAATAACACCCTTCTTAAAATAGGTATCAATCCATAGCTGATCAGTAACATATAATAACTTTTCACCCGCTCTCTTTGTCTCCTTCTCAACAACTTCATGCTTCTGAAGAAACTCAGGAGTAGGTAAAACTCTTTCCTCTTTTGGCAGTTTCTTTTTCTTCATCCAGTGCAATCTCCACCATCAGCTTGACAAAAATATCCTTGCTGATCGAATACCCAATCTTGCTGAGTATCGACAACATTTTTTAAAGCTAATAATTTCCTATCGTGATTGAAATAACCATAGTCGCCACGATGAGTATGGTTTTTCTCTTGCTGTAACCACCAGTCAAATCTTTGTGGAAATTCTTTAGCCAACATAGCCAATTGATCTTCAGACTTTAAAAAACACCCGTCACAATTGCCATACATTGTCCTTCCTCTAACAACTGGTAAATTTAATTTAAAATTTTGTTTGCTCCAAAATTGATCTACATCATCAATTGTGTCTTTGGCTTCAGCCATTGGATATCTATTAACAAACAAATCCTTCTTTTCTTTTTTGTTTAATCTAGATTGCTCATCATATTTTAACCCAACTAAATTAAACCAATTTTTCCATTTGTTTTTTCTTAGGTATCTTTTGGCTGTTCGTATCTTTAATTCAACAGTGCAATATCTCATCAATACGTTAGGCAAAACTTGTTTACTAGCAATTAGCTTTTCGAAAGGCTCACCATTACGACTAGCTGAATTGTGATTAACTTCCTTAAAACCAATCTTACCTTCATCAACATCATACTCTAACCAAATGATTTTGACATTCCATCTATCGGAACACTCCTGAATAAAATCTAATGTCTGATCCATTTCTCGACCAGTATTGGTAAATACAACTTTTGCTCTATCAGGCAATCCATCATTAGCTTCAAGAATTTTGTAAAGCATATAACCGCTTGTGCGACCACCGCTAAAACTAATTTGCACATTTCCTTCAGGTAACTTGTATGAGTTCATCGAATATCATACTCATCCAAAATTGACTGCATCTTGCCATCAAGCATAGCCTTCTCACACCTTTCCCTTAACCTATGAAAATCTGTGCCTGCATAGCTTGGCATATCTTTCTTCTTATAAACCTGATCTATAACACTCTGAATATATCCTATTTGCTTTTCAGATAATTCCTTCGGCTTGTTCATCCTCTCACTGATCGACTGAGCAGACTTGATCAAATAACTTTGCAAATCACCTTTAGGATTTTCTTGTACTTCCAAAAATAAGTTATGAAGATGTTCGTAAACTTTCTCATTACCCATTCCCGATTTACCCTTAATCATCTCTCTCAACTTACCCAAAAATGGTCGTGGATATTTAATCCCGCAATCTTGTTTAGCAAGCCACTGTAAATGATCTTGATAAACCAAATCTCCATAAGTTTTTGTGGAATTGTCGCTTATATCTAATTTATTAGATATAAGATAAGGGTTATTAAGGGATCGGAGGTCAGCCTTGTCCTCTCCAACTGCACGATTTGTCCTCCCCATTTCTTCAGGAGGACATTTTGTCCTCTCCATTTTTAGGGCAGGAATTGTATATTTATTTGCCAAATTTGGTGTGGAAACCACCTCAATAAATCCCATATCTAACAAACTTTTTATGTGCCTTCTAACTGTCCTTTCAGAACACTCTGCAAACACAGCTAGCCTTTCTTGTGAGGGATAAGCAAACCCTCTACTATCATTAAAATGATCACAAATAATAAGCAAAACCAACTTAGTTGTTGGATCTCCCACTTGCTGAGACATTGCCCACGAAAATGCTTTCATACTCATAAATTTACCTCCAATTCAGTTATATTATTGAGGAAACTTTCAGGCACAAAATATGCCTTTCCATAGTCTCCATAATCATTGACGAACCTATCTAGCATACCTTCGCCACCCTTAATCCAACCCTTAATTTCATAGGTTGGACACACTCCCACTACGAGGAAATAAATTCTATCTTTAGGGTCATCATCCCGCAAAATTAAGTCATAACCTTGTTTACTTCGTGTCCTTACTTCCCAACCAGTGCCATCAATATCCCCGCCTTCCTTAAACGTGTTTATTGAGCCACCCCAATACTTTCCCATAGCCTTACTCACAGCTATCTCACCGCAAGCACCCTCAATATGACTGTTCCAACTGGACTGCAATTTGGTCTTATTTTTGTAGCCTCTCTTGATTGCTCCAATGTGCCGAAGAGAGCCAGTATTTGCTCCCTGAGCCATTTCGTAATCAAGCAAGATAACCTTCATCGTCTAGCCACTAACTCCAACCAATCGTCATAATCTAAAACAACCAAAGCCTTCTTATTATCGGCTTTAATCACCAAACCATCATTGTCCTCAAACCAATCATAAATAGATTTAAAACCATTTGCCCTGCACTTGACTTCCAATATCCACTTTTCTTCGCCAGTCTTATTGACAACCAAATCACCTTTTATGGATGCTCCACCCGATAATGGCACTCGATAACATTCTATATCCTCGTGCATTAAAGCCTGCTTCCTAAGATTATTTTCAACCCGATAACCCTTATCTCTTGAAAATTTTCCCATTACATTTTCCAATCCTGAAGATTAACTTTGCCTTTTGTGAAGGTGTGAATCGCCAACATTTTCTTAGCTGAGGGCAAAGATTTGCCATAAAGCCACTTATGAATAGTTGGTTGTGAAACTTTTAGTAGATCAGATAATTCTTTTTGAGATATTCCATTTTTAACAAGATATTGTGATAATTTCACTTCAGATAACCTTATGTTGTAGTCGACTATATTGCACTATAATTATACCTATAACCCTATTAAGCTGTTGAAGTCAATAAGATTAGATTAAATCTAAAAAAAAATTGCATTTATATATTCTTACCCTATGGTAATATATTGTTTTTAACTCAAACCACGAGGGTATGGATAACGTTGCCTCGTGAATAAACAAGAAAAGGACATTTTCCAATGAAGTTTCCAAACAACCTTTATGTGTTGAGGAACAATAAAGGACTGCAACAAAAAGAAGTCTCAGAGGCTATTGGAGTTGGACAATCAGAGTATAGCAAGATGGAACGTGGTGATAGAAAGTTAGGTATTCATCTCGACAAATTATTGCAGTTTTTTGGTGTTGATGAGGATAGATTATTCACAAATGCTTCACCAATATATCAAAAGCCAGTAGAGCATAAGATGCCACCACTAGAGGATTTGCCGATGTATGGCTTGCCTTTACCAAATGGCGGGGAAGGCTTTCAGGTGCAGAAAAAGATGTTCACCCACTGCGGAAGACCTGACTATTTAATAGGTGTTTCAACAGCTTATGCCTGCTTCATGCTATCGAATAATATGGAGCAAAGATATTTTTATGGAGAAATTTTATTTGTTGATCCGACATTGCAGATTAAAGAAAAAGATTTTGTCGTGGTGCAAATAAAGGCAGGAGATCGCACTATCGGGCTAATAAGAAAAGTAGCTGAGGTCAGTGAAAGGCAATTTAGACTGTCAACCCTAAATCCTGACAATACTGAAGTTTTTAAAAATTCAGATATTATAGCTATCCACAAAATAGTGGGTTCTAGATCTAATATAGAATAAAATATATTGCAATATATGCCAATAAGGTATAATCTCTTCAATAATATGAGGAGAATATCTTATGGCATACCCATTTTTTGAGAAGTTTGGATTAGACACAAAAAGTCTATCTGAACGACAAAGTACGATTGGTGGTAGCGACATAACCACCTTAGCTTCAGGTGATCCTGAGCGAATTTTAAAATTATTTCAGCAAAAGACTGGCAAGATACAACCCGATGACCTGACAATGGTTTGGGCAGTTATAATGGGGCATATCACTGAAGAAGCCAATCTTGAGTGGACTGAGCATTATTTAGACCTACCTATAATTGACCGCCAAAAAGTATTTAATGGCAAGAAACATCCATTTATGCGGTGTACTGTTGATGGTGTCGTTAAAGGCTACAAGAATAAATTAGCAGTCATAGATGCTAAATTCACTATGGGGCGACCTAAAAGGGATGAGGAATATAAAGACGTAATCCCTCGCTTAGTCAGATACTACAGCCCTCAGATCCACTGGAACGCATATCTTATTGAGGAAACTACTGGCAAGAAATGTCCTTATGGCTTGCTATCTTTTATTAAAGGCGGTGATCAGCCTACCATACACGAGATAAAAATTGATCGTGATTTTCAGGAAAAATTAATCAACGTGGCTAAGTGGTTTATGGGCTGTATCGAAATGGACATAGAGCCAACCGACATTCCCACTGCTGAAATACCAGTACCATTAGAGGATAAAGTGCCAGTAGATATGCAGGCAGATCCTAAATGGAAGGCATTTGCAGAACAATATATTCAGACCTTAGGGGCTAATGAAATATTCAAGGATGCTGAAAGCAAAATTAAAAAGCTAGTACCCAAAAATGCGAGTGAAGCATTTGGTCATGGCATACAAGTCAAAGTCGCAAAAAATAACAGTAAAAGGATTACACTATGCAACAATTAGGTCAGGCAATAAAGCCAGTTCCACGATATTCGCAGTCTGAGGCAAGACCTGAGACTACTAATAAACAAGATAATAACATAGCTATGGCACTCATAGCTTTTCACCAAACTAACCCTCATGCCTATGAGGATAAAAGAAACCCGCATTTTAAAAACAAATATGCCTCACTTGAGAGTGTCATAAAGACAGTCAGAACAGCTAGTCAGTTTGGTCTGACGTTCACTCAGGAGATGGATTTTGAAGGGGATATATCTTTTGTACGAACAGTTATGATGCACTCTTCAGGGGCTATGAGGGTTAGCCGAACTAAGATTGTTTCCAAAGATCCTAATGATCCGCAGAAGCAAGGATCGGCTATCAGCTATGCAAAAAGGTATGGCTTACAAAGTATATTTGGACTTCCTTCTGACGATGATGATGGAGAAGTCGCTACATTAAAGCCTGAAGGCAATGCTCCCACTTTTGTTCCTTCAGGTAATTCTGCTTCAGGGGGTAACCTCTCCTCCAAGCCCTCTGAAGTAGATCTAATTTCACTTATAGACAATGCAAAAACTCAAAAAGAACTGACTGAGTTGTATGTCAAATATAAGCCCACTGACAACAAAATAATCCAAAAATTCGCAACAAAAAAAGGAGAACTAAATGGATAATAAACCAATGATTAAATATGGAGTAGATGAGTTAACCATTTCCATAAATAAAAATGATCGTAAAACTGAGGACTGGCACTCAGACTATAATGGCAAGCTAGTCATTAATGGTGAGATATTTTATGCCAATGTTTATCAGAAAAATGATAACTGGATTGCAGGCAAGTTAGTCAAAGCAGACCCAACAAAGGTCAGTGCAGGCGGTCAAACTTTAGCTAATTCTACTGAGTTAAATGATGAAATTCCTTTCTGATCGAAGTCAATTAATTCAGGAAGCTGATGAGCTTATCAACGGGGATCGTCATCAAAATTATGGCGATGCCTCAGATAACTTTACTCGGATAGCTACTTTATGGAGTAGCTATTTGGGGCATGAAATCAAAATGCACGATGTAGGCATAATGATGGCTT